TTCTGCTTGTTCTTTAAATTTATTATTGTCACCAAATGAATCTGGCATATCAATATTATTTTCTATTGTTGCAGTTGCTGCTGCGTTTGAACCACCGCCACCAGAAAATTGAACTATCGGTGCAGTTGTGTATCCTGTTCCACCATTAGTTACATCGACTCTTACAACTTTATTAGCATTTGTATTTGTTCCTAATACTGCTACAGCAGTTGCACCATATCCACTAGATGCTAAGAATGATACAGTTGGAGCAGATGTGTAACCTGAACCAGTATTTGTCACTTGTATGCTAGTAACCTCACCGAACTTAGATCTTGTTGTATTTGTTGTGAATGATTTTAATGTTTCGAACTGATCTACATCTGCCACGCCAGTATCAATTCTTTCGCTGCTATATTGGAACAATTCAACCTGTAACTTATAAACATATAATTTACCAAGTTGATAAAAAGGATCTTGGTGTTGTACGAATTTAATTTCGAACAATCCACCAGTTAATGGGAAATAAATTAAATCACCTTCGTTTGGTCGAGTAGGAATTGTTGTTTGTCCAAAACGACCAACTAACTGATCCCATCTACGACGAGCAACTACTAGCGTAGCAGACTGATCCATCATTAAACCAAACTTTTGGATAAATGCACCTTGTCCCGCAAAACTATCTATATTTTCAAAATACATTTCTATTGGGAATGATGCTTTAAATTCTGATAGACGATCTTCACCAAGAATCTCGTCTTTTGATACTAACTTTCTTGGAATGTAGAAAAACTCTTGACCATAAATTCTTAAAGATTCAATGATCAAGTCTTCAACTAGATACTGCTCATTTCTCGTGCCATGAGAGAAATATACATTGGTTGGCATGAGTTATCCTAAGAAAAAGTCTAGAGGTGCTGATTTAGTTTGTAGTTCGTCTTCTAGTTCTTTAATTTCGCCAGTAGCCTCATCATACAATTTGTCACCATCTAATGTCACACCACCTGGAAGTTGAATTCCAGAAAACTTTTTAATATTTACTGCCCATTGTTTTTTAAACAAAGCAGTAACATAATGTTTCAACCATGGCTCATTCCAAACTTTAGAAAATTGAGCAGGATCTAACGCACGATAACCTTGAATGATAATATAATCACCAAGGGGAATATCTTGTTGCCAATTTATATCTAAGTATAAACGATTTTGTGTTCGATTAAATCTAAACGAGGTATGACCATTTAACTCTAAATCTAATAGTGCTAGATGTTGCATTACAGTTTTATAATAAATGATTGATGTTGAAGTTAAATCATACAAATCATTTAATCTTAACTGGTATTGAAGATCGAAGATGTTCTTAGAAGAAGATGCTTGTCCAATACTTAAAACTTTGGTGACACCATAAACTAGATCTGGAATTTCAATATACTTGTTGTCGTACTCTCGAAGAGTAATAGATGCTAATGTAGCAGTTGTTGTTCCATTACTAATTATTTCATTTGCAGCAAATGTACCAACAACATTTTTAACTAGCAATAATGTTCCTGAAGATTCTCTAGTTGTTTCACGGCAAACTTCAGCAGTTGCGCCAGATGTTTGCCCTGTGATTTTATCAGCAATCTGAAATGTATTTGCAACAGAAGTAGTTAATGTAATTTCTGAAGCACGAATCTGATGCTTCATATAAATTTGTTCAATACCTTCATAGTGGTATAGACGCCAATAATCTAATGCTTCGTCAATACGATCTTCTAATTGATCTTCATCGACGTTTATCTCAAGCACTGGTGCACCCAGTGCTCTGAGACAATACTGCTTTAATTGTTCTCTAGTTGCAACAGCCATTAGAATTCATCTCCAAGAGCAAGACCCATAGCAAGAACATCATCACCACTTGGGGTATTGCCGTAAACCATCCAAGTAGATCCACTGTAGATAAAATCTACTTTAGTTCCTGCATATGATAAAATTAAATCAGTAGCAGAACCCATAATTGTATTACCATTTCTAGCAATAGTTAATGGATTAGCACTCCAGTTATTTCCGTCAGCAATAGTAATCTGAGCACCAGCAGATGCGCTAGATGGAAGAGTAATTGTAAATACACCACCGCTAGTATTTGCTAGAATAGATTCACCAAGATTAGCAGTATGATTTGCTGTTTTAACTAACCAACCACCACCACCAGCAGAGAATGTAATAGTTTTTGCAGCACCATCAGTAGCAATAGCTACGTTTGGACCAGCAACAAGAGTGAATGTATCATTGTTGCTAGCTGCAGTGACAGTAGTTTGTCCAGCTACAGCGATATTTTTAAAGATATTCTGACTAGAACCTCTGTCAGTATTAGTAATAGTTCTTGCTGCAGAACCATTATAAGTTGTTCCAGAGTCTAAACCTAAACCAGTAGAAACAGTTAAACTATTTAAGTCGCTACCAAGAGCAACTCCAGAAATTGTAGAGTTAGCTAGGTTTGCATTTGTAATTCCTGCAGTACCAGAAAGGTTTGCATTAGTCAAACCTGTGATAGTGTTTGATGCAGCAGCGATAGTTTTATTTGTTAGTGTTTCAGATCCTGCTAATGTAGCAAGAGTGCCACTTGCTGGAACAGTTACAGATGAACCACCAGATTGTGCAGTTAGAGTTAAGTTATCAGTATTAAGAGTGATTGTTCTACCGCCATTATTAACTCCAGTACCACCATATGTAGAGTTAATAATTGTACCTTGCCAAGTACCAGTAGTAATTGTGCCTAATGTTTGTAGGCTAGAATTAATAACACCAGATCCTAAAGTTGTTGAACTTAAAACAGATGTTCCATTAATCTGATAAACTTTTCCTGTTAATAGATTTAAGTTTTCAGAAGATGTCCAAGCAGAAGTAGCATCAACCCAGTTAAATGTCTTATCGGTAGTGCCTTTAAGAGTAATACCACCACCATCTGCGGTAGCATTAGTAGGTGATGCAGTATCACCAAGAATAATATTAATATCATCAACACTTAACTGTGTAGAGTTAACAGTAGTGGTTGTTCCGTTTACAGTTAAATTGCCAGTGACAACTAATGCACCACCAAGAGTTGTAGTAGAACCAGCACCACCAATATTAACTGCAGAAGCACCAGCAGTAGCAAGATTTATTGTACCAGTTGTTACAGCAGAAAATAGATTAACTATTCCAGTTGTTACGTTTGTAGTTAATGTAGCAGTACCACTAGCACCATTACCTCTAAGGCTTAAAGTAGAATTATTAGTAAGAGAACCAATTTTAACAGTAGTTCCAACGCCAACACCAATATTAACTTCAGTAGCACTATTAAATATGTTGGCTGTTGTAACAGAACTTGTTAAAAGATTAAATGTAGAAGCTGAAGATGTTAGATCACCACCAGCGATATCTAAATCACCAGTTAGATTTGTATTTCCTGTTACACTTAGTGTTCCACCTACAGTAGCATTATTTCCAATTGCTACTGTGCCACCATTCGCTGAACCTAAATTTAAATCTGTTGTAGAACCAGAAGCAGATCCAGTACCAATATTAATTGTTTTAGTATTTCCAGAACCAGTCGCACCTGTTACAATATTAGTAGTAGAAGATGCAGTGCTATTGTATCCTATCGTTAGCGTAGTAGATGCGCCAAACGCATTTAATGTTGTAGCAGTAGTGTTAAAAACATCTAATGATGCACTACCTGTAACTATACTAGTAGTGATAGATGGAGATACTAGGGTTTTATTTGTTAGTGATTCAGTTCCTGCTAATGTAGCAAGTGTACCGCTGACAGATGGTAATAGTAAGGTAGCACCATTATTGTAGATGCTACTGCTTGTTAAATCAAGATTATCACCAGCTGCAAGTTCCCTGACAGTTTCAGAAACTGCATCGATAATTAACGGAAAACGATTAGCCATTAGACCATTACCCCTATATTTTGTGTTCTACCATAGACTGTTAATTGCCCACTAGAAATCACAATTGGAGTAGCACTACTTGGTGCAACATCACCTCTTTTATATACTAAAAATTTAGATGATGACGCTGTGCTCTCAATAGTAATTGTGTTTGCATCAGTCCTTGTAATATTTATGTTTGATCCAGCTGCAAGTTTTACATCATCAGTGCTTGCGTCAGAACCTGTAATTCTAAGATTTGCTCCACCAGCAACTGTTTCTGCAGAAAGTCCATATGTCACTTGTGTGACAGTCGCCCACTGTAAACCAGTACCTGTAGATTTTAAAAACTGCCCATTTGTTCCTGTTCCACCACCAGCTGTTAGTGTTCCAGTTAATGTTGGAGAAGAAAGAGTTTTATTTGT